AAAAAAAACCCCTCTGCGAACAGAGGGGTTTTTAAATTTTAGTTTCTTACACTATATTATGCTTCAAAACTAGCACCAGTTGGTGTCAAGTTGAAATCAAGAATGATGAACTCAACTGCACGTGCTGGTTGCAAGAAGATTTGACCATAAAGAATGTTTCTATCAATCAAGTCAGGTGTATTGTTTGACTCATCCATGATAACACGGAAAGCATACAAACCATGACGTTGCTGAACATTTTCCAAGTATGGATTAACAATACTAAGAAAACGGTTACGAGTTGATGCAACATTTTGTTCAAAAAGCAAGAATCTTGCGGAACTTGCAATGAACTTCTTGAGTGTAATAAGCAAACGACGTACGTTAACTCTGTCTAATGCACTTGAACGACGTTGTAAGGTCTTTTGACCAAATGCAACAATACCTTGACCAGGAAACGCCGCAATCGGATTTACCTTACCTTCGTAAAGTGTATCTCTTTCTGCAAAGTTAAGACGATCCATTACTGCAACTGCTTGCTCAATTCCACCACGATTTAAACCGGCAGGAGCAAACCACTCAGCAGAACTTTTGTCGTTAGCCGCATACACAGCCATCATAAGTGATGAGGGTGGATATGGTTGTAAAACATTTGTTGCTGGATCAATAATCTTTACCCAAGGATAGTATGTGGCTGCATAGTTACTATCAATTGTAGAAACTTGTTGTACCGCATCATCAACACGACCTGGTTGATTATGAGCACTTACGCAGTCAAGGATGTAGAAGCAATCTTCTCTTTGTTCGCACAAATCAACACCACGATTAATAACTGATCTATGTAGATCAAGTGTCAAACCAGGTGTTACAAGAAGATTGATGTCAAACTCGTCTTGGTTACTAAGAGCCGCAAACGCACGTTTGTATCCCTTTGTTCCAGAACTAAATTCTCTACTACAATCAAGACCTTGAACATTTGTTTCAGAAATGTCTTTTCCTAACATAATTGGATGTGCAGGAGATTGTCCGTCAAATCCACCTTGGAAACCAACTACAAATCTACGAAGTTTTGCTACAAGCAATTCGTCAGCAGTAGATGGATTAACAGGAATTGGATCAACTTCAGTTACGGTAGTTGTTCCGTCAACTTCTTCTACATAAGAACCTACCCACTCTAAATCTTTTGATTTATCCATGTAGAAACCTCTTCCAGCATCACCTGGGTTAGCAGGAAGTGGTTGGAAAAGTTCAGATGTATCTCTTGCAGAACGTGGAAGTTCAAGAATTCCGTCAGGTGATGTTTGATTAAACACCGCACCATTGAAGTATCTTCCTACATTTCTTGAGTATTGAGAAGCATAACTATACTTTGGTGTTCCGATGTCAATTCCACCAAGTGGTGAACGATATGGAGCATGACCATAAGGCATAGCATTTGCAGGTGCAGTACTTTCGTAAGGCATTTCAATACGAATCCAATTACTTGAATTTGCGTAATCACCGTAATCAACGATTTTTCCTTTTGAATCAATTGTTGTAAAACGATCACCGATTACACGTGGAAGGAATCGTGGACTCATTGGATCAAGTGTACAATTATCATAGTTCTCAATGATTTCAGGTGATTTATCGTTATCGTTAAATGAACGAACCATCAAACTAAATGAACCATAATCTGTATCTTGAATTGAACCCGGAGTTCTGATGTTATAGATAGCAATCTTGATTTCACGATTTGCACTTGAACCCATGTTTCTTGTCCAAACCTTAAATAGATCATATCGTCTTCCACTGATTTCTTGTGACTTGAACCAAGGAGTTTCAGCAGGACGGCAACTGAAAGCAGCCTCACCTGGTTTCCAAGGATCATCGTCAACTTCACCGGTTACACTATCACGTGTTTCAAATATCATTGTATCGTCAGAAGTATCTACTTCAACTTTATACTTTACACCAGACATGATGTTATTGAAAACATCTTCTTGTGAATTTTGGAAATATGAGTAGAAATATGCTGGTTCTAAATTCTTCTTGGCTGCTCTACCAAAGATATTTTGAAGACTATCTGGTTCTTTTGGATCAATGTTAAAAGCATAATCAGAATCAAATTCATCTTTCAAACTTTGAACACTCTCAATAACTTCACCTGTGAACTCGTCTTCGGTTCTAACTGTTTTTCTGAGGTAAAGAGTTGTTTCTAAGTTTCCTACTGAAACTACTTCACCTGAATCAGGATCGACACTCTCTGTATCATAGTACAATACGGATGTGTCGTTATCAATACTTGAACCTTCAAAACCAGATGTATCTGCTATACCTTCGTAAAGAGTATTTGCTAATACACCGATAACTACTTCGTCTCCAACGGAAACTCCGAGTGACCCACTTCCGAGTGATCCACTTAAGTCTGCCGGTACATCTGTTACCTTTGCTTTGATTACAAGTGCGTTATCTTGTTTGTATCCACCCAATGCACCAACACGAACGATAGTAACAACACCTTGGTGTGTTAAATACTCACGTGCTGTGAATGGTTGATAATATTTTCCTTCTGGTACACCGAATAAATCTTCTAATTCTGCGTGACTTCTCACGATAGTTGGAGCATATGCAGGTCCTCTTGAGAATGGACCTACAACCGCACCACCAATCTGTGAAATGCCTTGCGTTAAAAACGTTTGATCGATTTCGTTGGTGAAAACTGCTGGACTTACAATTCGTTCTGCCATCTTATATAGTCTCCTTTATGGGTTATGGGTTGAAAATTTGGAAATGTTTTACTTTTAATGATAAATATGTTTTGAAAATTTCAAAATCCTATATTTATGAATTATTTTCTGATTTAGTGTAAACACCAGTTTCAAGGTCTATTTCACCTTGTCCATATTTTCTTGCAATTCTTTCTTTAAAATTAGTTTCTTTTTTCTGAGTTTCTTCATATGAAGAGTAGCATTCTTTTTCCATTTTTGATATAGATTCTTCTTCTTTTTTAAGAGAGTCTCTACGGATGCTAACCTGACCGAGTCCTATTAGAATATCCTGATACTCATTATTTAACGCCAAAATCTCAGCTAGTTCGTCACTAGTTAATTTTACTTGGTTTTTTTTCATTGCTAAAATAATACAATAATATAATCAAAAAATCAAGTTATATATTTTATTTTAATTATTTCAACAGTATGTTCGTGTGTAGATATTTCTATTTTTTTATTACCTACTTGAATTTGTAGGTGATCGTCTTTAAATAAGTTTGATTCAAACTCCGAATCTCTGTTCCATATTAAAAAGTCATTAGCATCGTCATCTACATCAATTGCTATCTCAAATTTATTTTGGTCAATGAATATATTATAGTATTCTTCGTCGTTCCATATTCTTATCTCAGTTTCGTCTCCAACATCACCTTCAATATATAATTCACGGTTGGTTCTATTTAAAACAAATTTTTCTCGTTGACCTGCGTTTTCCAATCCTGTTACTGCCTTATCAGAAATTACTTCCGTTCCAAATATGACTTTTCTGTTTGTTAAGTTTCGTTTAGTTGTTTTTGTATTATCAAAAACTTCCGGTAATAAATAAGCATTAACAGTTAAAGAAAATGTTGTATTTACCACTCGGTCATCATCGGTAGGTACTTCCACGCTGTTTGAAAAAGAATCAACCGATGCTCTAAATTTAAATCTTGAAGGATCACCCCAATAATCATTACTTACCCAATTTATACGTTCAACAAGAGCATTCATTTGTTGTACATACTCGGTTGTCATTGTGAAATCATAATTCAATATTACATGATCAGGAAAAGTTATATTATGCACTTCATATTGACGATTTGAATTTGTCAAAGAACTAAACTTATCGTACATATTTTTTTTATCAAATTTTTTAATAAAAGGAACGGACAAATAACGATTAAAATAAACAAATGAATCATCCTTAGATACACTTGTTCGTGTAAATACTATCATTGGTTTTTGAATCTGACCCTTATTATCACGATAAACACCATCATTCAAAATTGCACTCCATCTTTCAGGTGATGCGTGTCTAACAGGTACCGATGCAATAGTTCCACCTGAATCATCAACCTGTGGGTTTATTACTTTAGTGAAATATTCGTATAAAATATTGTCAATATCCATTAATGTAATTGAGTAATTTTCAAATGATATTCCATCATCGTCCATTCTCATTTTATCAGAACGATTATCAGAATATAAGGAATCTTTTGAAACCTTTTTATTTGACATATATTTATCATTTGCAAGTGTTGGTGGACTTGTATTTAATTTAGCCGTAAATGTATCGGAATCATCACCTGATAATTTTCTTAATGTAATAAAAGGATTGTTTACATTACCATAGTCCATTACACTTCTCGGTTGGTTATGTTAAGTCTACTTTTTCTGCTCATATGTGCATTGCACACTAAACTATAATTCTTTTCAGGTTGGCCACCCAAGAATTGATTTTCTACCACATTACTGATTTCAAAATGTGCGTTCTCCCATTCAATAATATCCGAGACTTCTGGGTATATATTTTTTATTTCACACAATTTCTGATGAAATCTAAACAGTGTTCCTTTTTTAACATCAGGACCAAATCCTTCATAGTTCGTGCTTCGTGGGTCACTTTCTACCAAGCAATTTATTTTTACACCCTCGTAATATATTTTATCAAGACTTTCACCATATAAATTTGCTTCAGTCTCGTTTGGATTAATTTTATATACAATAACATATTGCTCAATTATATCATTTAGCAATTCACCATTAAGACTATTCATTAATCTTACGTCTCTTCTTGTAAAATATCTACCATACGACATTGCCAATCATCCAATATATAAATAGTTAGGTACTTTCTTTAGGTTTTCTTGTAGGTTATCAGATACCTGATTAAGTTGCTCACTTGTTGTACTACGACTTGTTACATCTAAATCTTCTCTAAGTTCTGTGATTAATTGTTCTTTCTCGGTTTGTGCCTCTGCTCTCAAAGCATCACCATCTAACGAAGTTTCTCCACCAGGTATTGGTATGCTTTGATATTTTGCACGAATTGAACCTAATAATTCTTTACAAGTTGATAAATAGTATTTCATAATCCATCGTTTACCCACATCGTTAATTGTAGAAAAACTATGAAATTGATAAGGAACATTACTAAAATCTGTTACCGAATCCGGTGATGATGCTATATTACGTGTATCGCAATGTTCACTTTGGTCAGATGGAAGTCCTGTTTGCACTTGATCCGCAACTACCTGTTGTGTTGTTTCTTCGGTCACCTGTGTTTGTGTTTTTGGAATTGTGTTGAAATCATCTGCATCTACATAACCTTGTACGGCTGCTATATCTCTTTCACGTTTGTATATGTAATCAAACCAAAGTGTAAAATCTTTTTCAGGAACCGGAAATATAGTTAGTTTGTTATTTACTAACTCAAAACCATACGCACTTCTTCTTATTTGCTCATTGAATTCTATTGCCTGTAATCGCATTAAGTCTTCATTTACAGGTCTTAATAGAAATTGTGTACCAACAGGTGACATACCTGCCCAATTAAATTCACCTAATAAATTAGAATGACTCATACCCGAGTTGGACATAGGATCATATATTTTATTAAGTGCAGGTGGTGGAAAATGAAATACTCTTTTTACTTCAATTTGCTCAAGTTTCTTTTCACCGGTTTTAGGACAAGTGTAATATTGATCAAACAAACCTTGTAAGTCGTATGTTTGTACTCCTTTTTTAACATCTAAACTTTGTTTTCTCCAATCTACGTTTCCACCAACACCAACTTCTGCTCCATATGCCTCTGAAAGTTTTAAATAAAATGGCAAAGGTTGTGTTTGTAAAACAGAAGTAGTTAAATTAACACTTGTTGATGTTCCTTTTAAACTATATAAATTTTGTTTGATTGAGAATTGATTTATCTGAGCACTATATTCAGTTACTGCTTCTTCAAAACAGGTATAAAATTGTACATCAATCATTTCAACATCAACAATTGGATAACCGAGTCTTTTAGCTGCCCAGTCGGCTGCTCTTGGTGCGAACGAAACAAACTCAGCATCCGAGTCAAAAAAACCAAATGGTGTTTTTCCGACTGGTGATGTTGCCACTCCGTCCCACCGTATTCTCTCTAATTCAGTATTCTCTGTTTCATCCATGTCTATAAATATACATCACTTATAGTAATCGTTATAAAATAAAAGAGGGGTTCAAAAGAACCCCTCTTAAATTTTGTGTTATCCTTTGCAGAATTAAAGATCTGCTGTACCGGTAACAGAGATTTTTCCGTAGAATTCAGGACGAACCATCTTCTTAGCATAACGAGTCATTACACCACGACGTGGAGTAAAGTTGACCGGATCGTATACCAAAGGAGTTTGGATCAACGGAATGTACGGAGCATAAACTGCACCTGTTTCGAGGAAGTTTGTTCCACGGAATCCGATAAGAACGTCACCACTTGTCATGTATGGGTTCTTGTAGACTTGGAAACGATTGTTTAATGCACCAACCTTGGTAACACCCATTGCGAACTGAGACTGATTTCCGTCTGTGTCAGCTGCATATCCTGGGATACTTTCAAGAACTGTAGCAACTTGTGGGGAACAAACCAAGAAGTTTGCACCACCACGAAGAGTCAATTGATGAATTGTGTTACTCACCTTTTGAATCTTTGTGCCGAGTTTTTGGAACAATGTTCCTTGAGTCTCACCACCTTGGAGATCAGCAGCCGCATTGAATGTACCACCGTCTGTGTGTGCGTTAACGATAAGCATATCAAGAATTTCCAAATCAATTTCCATTGAAACGTACTCGGAAAGAAGAGAAGTCAATTCTGCTTCTGCGTCAATACTATGGTATGCGTTTAAGTCTTGTGCCAACTCTGGTGTCCAAACTGCTTTCAACTTGCGTGTCTTTGCAACGATTGGTTCACTTTTGAGTTCCAAGTTTACTTCAGGAATTCCGATGTCCTTTTGAAGACCAGAATCAGAAGGAACTTCTGGATCAGCACCTGCAACTTCTGCTGACTTTCCAAGATTATCTTCAAAGTCACCACGATTGTCCGCAGTTGTTTGTGCGTGATACTGAAGTGTACCTGCTTGTGTCATTTTGTTATCTGCATCAAGAACAAGTGCATTACCGTCAACTTGGAATGCACGAATGCTTTCTAAGTCTGCATCAGATGGAAGTGCGTCTCCAACTTCAACAGTAACTTGCTTGTCATTGATTGAGTAACCATGGCGTCCTGCACCGTATAGACCACCTTCTGCTTTGTCGGTTGAACCGAGTTTTGCGTCTGCTGATCCACCGAAAAGACTTCCACCTTTACCTTGAAGTGATTGGTCTGTTCCATACTTAAAGTCTAAGTAGAAAATCAATCCTGATGGAAGATTCATTGGTTGGACGGAAACGAATTCCTTTGATGCGATTTCTGCGAACACACGTCGAACGAGAGGAAGTGCTACTCCACTCCATTCTTCGTTACCTCCACCTGTACCGGTGCGTGATGCTTCGTCGATCAACTGCTTTGCTTGGTTTTCTAAAAGAATGGACATACCACTCTTTTCTGTGTCAGTCGAAATTCCTTCGAGAAGTCCTGTCTTTTCCCATTTTGATACCAAACCACGGGTTTCAGCCATAAGACGTTCTTGAGGATTTTGACTTTCTTGTAATAATTTGCCTATTTCGCTCATTATATTATTTCCTTTTGAATTTTATGATTAATTATGATTGTATACCTGCAAGTTTCTTAAATCTGTCAGCAAGATCATTGCCTTCAGATAAAATCTTCTTGGAAGGTTTTGTTGATTTAATTGGTTTTGAAGCAATTCCTTCTGTAAGAGGATTCTTTTGAATTTTTGCTTTTTTAGGAGCAGATTTTACAGGAGGTGTTGCTTGAGTTCGAAAACTCTCACCAAGTGTTGCATAAACGAGTTTTGCTTCACGAACATTCTTCGTAAGGTCAAAACTTTCTACGACTTTTAACTTTTGATCTTCATTTAATACGTGTGCCTTAAACAACTTATTTGTATAAAGCAATTTAGCATTAAGAAGATTTACTTCATTTAACTTACCTCGCAAAAATTTGTAAACTTTGCGGTATTCATCATTTTCTTTTTGAAGCTTTTCGTTTGCAGATTTAAATTCTGCGATTTCTTCTGAAGATTCCTCTTCGTCAGATTCCAATTCAGCAGACTCGTCCTCAAGTTCTTTGAGAATTTCTTCCAAGTTGATTTCTTCATCGTCTTCTCCGATGTCACCACCTTGGTTGCATCCTTCTGCTTCGTTAGTTGGAAAAGCAAGTTCTTCATCGGACTCTGTTGCAGTTGGTTCATCAGATTCGTCACCTGCAGGTGCTTCTTCGTCAACGATTTCGATATCAATATCTTCATCGATGTCAGCAACTTTTGGCATTTCATCGTCTTCTTCACCTACTGGTGCAGATTGAACTTCGGTGTCATCGGGAAGATCTTCATCGTCACTATCAGCAACGTTGACGTGTTCTTCACCACCTGTACCTAATTCAGATGAGTCGGATTGCTCTTCTAATTCTTCTTCGTTTTCGTCTTCGATTGCCATTTCATCTTCAAGTTCCTTGATGATGGAATCTAAATCGAATGCGTCTTCTTCAACTGACTCTTCGTCTTCATCAGCAGATAGTTCTGCTTCAAGATCGTCTTCAGCGACTTCTTCTTCTTCGTCCGCAGGTGCTTCTTCGGCAGCTGGTTCTTCTTCAGCAGCTGGTTCTTCAACAGGTGCCTCTTCAGCAGCCGGTTCTTCAACTGGTGCCTCTTCGTCATCTTCTGCATATGAACCTTCTTCTACTTCATCGTCTTCAACTGCAACTTCCTCGTCCTCTTCGGAGTAAGAACCTTCTTCAACTTCATCAGAAACTTCAACTTCTGATTCTTCGCCTTCTAATTCTTCTTCTCTGAGTTTCTTGGTAAGCATACTTTGCAAACGTGGTGCGAATGCTTCTTCAAGAGCAAGTCTTGCGTTGGCAAGGGCTGTCTCACGAACTGCTTTCGCATCAGCAATAGCTTCTTTAAGTAATTTACTCATGGTTAATTATCCTTTATAGATTAGTTTGGTAAAGTCATTTTAATAGGACTTCAAATAATTAAAACCTTTAATTGTGGTTTTCAATAAAGTGAAAACATTTTGAAAGATAAATATATACTTATGTAAACAAATATTTAAAAATATACAAAAATATATAAAAAAAGGGAAGATTTTCTTCCCTTTTTTAGTTTTTTAAGTGTTTTTGGTGTAGTATTTTACAAAACTTTACGATTTCCAAGCATTCTATTTAGTTTTTCTGCAAGTGTAATCTTAGACCAATTTTCACGAACCTTGTATGTTTTACCATCTACTTCAAACTCGGTGTCATCGTCTTCTTTTGCTTTAGTAACGGCTGCTCCGAATGCGTTTCCTTCTTCAACGTCATCTTCGTCTTCTTCGTGTTGGTCACATGATGATTCTTTAACTTGGTAAGTTTTTCCGTCTACTTCAAATTCAGAATCTCCATCTTCTTTTGCTTTAGTTACAGCTGCACCGAATGCATTTCCTTCTTCTACATCGTCTTCGTCTTCTTCACCAGTAAATTCTTCTGTGTCCTCTGTGATTTCTTTTTTCTCTTTTAACTTATACTTTTTTCCACCTACTTCAAATTCAGAATCTCCGTTGTCACGTGCAGCCTTTACTGCCGCTCCAAACGCATTACCTTCTTCAATTTTTTCTTCATCAGAATCATCATCAGATTTTTCTTGCTTTCCTTGCTTTTTAAGAATTGCTTTCTTTAATGGTTCAGGAAGTTTTTCTTGGGCTGCGGTCAAACCTTCTTCAACTGCTTCTTCTTCAGAATCATCTGACTCTTCTTGCTTTCCTTGCTTTTTAAGAATTGCTTTCTTTAATGGTTCTGGTAGTTTTTCTTGGGCAGCGGTCAAACCTTCAAACAAACCAAGTTCGTCTGCTACTTCTTGAATAATTTCTCTAAGTTCTGATTTTGTTATTTTCATTTTAAGTTTTATTCCTTATAAGAACATTTGGTGTCCTGATACTATTCTTTGCATATTTTCCAATGCGTTTCCTGTTTTAAATGATTTTTTTCCACATAATGTTTCTGCTTCGGTTACCCAAGACGGAGACTCAATTTCATTTTTAAAAAATCTTTGTGAAAGTAATTTTGTTGCATATTCTAGTTCTGACTCTGATAAATTTTTATTTTCACATACTAAATTTGCCTGTTTTACGAGATATTCAAATAATTTAACAAACTGAGTTTTATCGTACATCCTTCCATTCACATCAGATTTAATCTTTTCAAATACCATATCAGTTCTATCTTCACGAAAAGTCTTATCGGTGCAGATAAACTCGACTAAGTTTTCAGAACCTTGGGCATCTACTTCTTTTAAAATTTGGTCATTTGTTCCACATATTCTAGAAAATTGCTCTCTTGCAGACAAATTGGTCTCCATTAAGTCTCCGTAAAATTCAGCATTTGGTTGAAATTCGTATGAAGTCATTTCACTAACATAATGCCCCCCAAAGTGAGACGAAGACTCTAATGTATAAGAAAGATCATTCTCAAAGGCATACTGATTTGCATCTTCAATAGTTCCTTCGCATACACATTGTCTGTCTATTCCACGAAAACTTACGGTTTTCTTAACAAGTTTGCCGATTACATTTGGTGTAGTGTCTACCTTTTCTAGTAGAACTTTTGTAATAAAGTTTTTTAAGTTATCTCTGTTCATCCGATAATTCTCCTTTGATTTCAAAGTATCTGTTTAAAATATTTCCCATATCTTCATATAAACTTTGCATTCTTTGTGTATAAACTTGTCGTTCACTTGCAGTTTTATAGAATTCTTTTGCTAAAGTTTTTATCTCTTTTAAATTCCGTTTAACACTAATAGCATCAAACCAGTCATCAGTTTCATTTAAAATATATTTGGATGCGTTTTCTACAATATTACATATATCCTCTGCAACATTCATGTCTCTTGCCTCAAGTGCAATATATTTTTGATATTTACCGAACTTAGAAATTTTCTCAGATGTTAATTTTTTTTGCTCACTTGACAACCCCTCGTCAGCAAATCTACCGGTATCAGGATTAAACTCATTTAATTGTTTTTGCTTTTCCTCACGAAGAACCTCAAGAATTACACTTTTTAGTAGTTTATTATCAGTAGCCATTACATATCTCCTACTTCATTAAGTATTTCGTGGATTATTCCTTCAAGTTTGCAGTATTTTGTGCAAACTCGGCCTTCTGTTACAACTTTAGTCTCATGTGTAACTGATTCGTTTAATTTAACCGGTTCTAAAAATGCACCTCTGGTGGAAGGATTACTGACAAAATCAAATGCGACCAATTCAAAGTCATCGTTTACCATTGTCTTTCCTTCGTGCTCACGGGTTGTTCCCATTCCACGTGAACTGATTCCAAGTGTAATTCCACCCTTGAAAAGTTCTTTTAAAATATTACCAGCAGGAGTTCCAAGTATTTCTACATCACCCAAAAGATTATCACCATCCCACCACATCTTTGTAACATTGTGACTTACATTTTGTAAATTGACTACACTACTCTCCGGGTGATCTAACTCTCCCAATGCTCGTCTGTCGTTTATCATTTCTTGATATTTACCTGCTTCACGTTCAAGCAAAGCACGACTATAAACTCTTCCGTTTTGGTTTTGCTCAGTTGCTTTTTGCAGAATACCTCTGACCAATAGTTTACCTGAATTTTTTTCTATGCTTTCACTTATCTGCTCAGGACTAAACTCAAAGGGCATTGTAGATACTATTATTTTTTTTGCCATACTAATAAATAAGTATATATGTATCTTAATTTAATTATTTTTTTTTAGAATTAAAGTTATTGGGCTGACATACGATAATCTTCTTTTAATGCAGTTTCTGTTTGATTACTCAATTTAATAAATATATTTACTACATCATTTAAATCATCACAACCAAGATCAAAGTTGTAGTTCTCAGAAATCATATAAAACGAATCATCATATTTTATGGTAAACTTTCTTTCATTCTTACAGATATGAAGTTCAGTTCCGTCACTTTCAATGTTTTCAAAAGAGTTCTCTGTTAATAAAATAGTTAAATGGTTTAGTTTATCATATATGCCATCGGTTGATTCAGTTTGCTTAGAATCAGTATCAGATTTCTGTGGTTCAGTTCCATCTCTAGGACCACCTTCACCTTTTTCTCCGTCAGGTGTTGGTTTCACTTTTTTGATTGTAGCATCGTGTGTATTTTTAATTTCTTCTTCGTCATCAATACCAAGTTCCATCATCGAAACACCCAATTTTGCTTTTTTTAAAAGATTTACAAGGTCTAACCAGTATTCCGTTGATAATTTTTTACCCTCACTTGACTTGTGTACTGATTTAATTGAATCACCAAGATGCTTCAGAGCAGATTTAAAATCATCCATACTTGGATCACTTTGAGAAGAATCCTCTGCTATCTCACAACTTCCACATCCACAATCACACATAATTTAACCTAATTTATTGCCACACTCTGCAATTGTTTTTACTACATCAACAAGTGAGTTGCTCACAGATTGCTTCAACTCATTAACATCTCTAAATGAATTATTTTTTAGTTCAGATGTATCAAAACTAAATGAATATTCAAATTCATTTGTTTTAGAATTTTTGTTAACCCGTATAAAAGTTTTAATACCATTTGATTCGGATGATATTTCACACAAATTAGCATGGGGGGTCCAATTTTCACCAAGTTTTTTTGCAAGAGTTTTACCTGTATTTGAACTTGTTAATTTTATACTTGTTTTATTTTTCTTAATAAGTTTTGCTGTTTTTTCTTCAAACGGAATCATGTTGGTTGCAACATTATCTAATCTTTGACAATTTTTCATAACAATTACCTCATTTCATTTCTTTGATTTTCATAGATATTCGTTTTAATCTTTCTTCAAGTTTTAGTAGATATCTATTGGTCGTCTTCCACATACGACCACTATTAATATTTGATTCGGTTTTATAACGAGAAGAAACTTTCATTATCTTTTCAACCTCACTTAATAACTTATTGACCTCACGAACCGCAACTCCCATTTTCTGTTCAGGTGACAGATCGGGATGATCTCTAAATGTATGAAATAAACTTTTGCCTTCGTTCAACTTTACCGTATTTGTTTTTTTATTTTCGGTTGATTTATAGTCAAATACTTCAGCAGTAGATTTAATTCCTTTTTTATGTTCGTCTTCATCATCAGAACTAAATGCGTGTGGAGTTTGATAACCTTCAATGTTACCGGTAGTATTTATTTCGTGGATGTCGGAATCCTCGTCTTGTAACTCACATATAATTTTTTTTATTAAAGTTTTTAATTCACTTTTTTTCATCTGTGTGTCTCTTCAATTCTTTAATTAACTCATAACTAATAAGAATGGTTGATACCTGGGAATCTCTCACAACTTTACCCGCAGTTGTTTTATCAAGTTGAGAAATAACTTCTTTTAGTTTTATTTTAACTACATCATCATCAATTGATTGTGAATATTTGTTAATTTTATTTTTTATCGAAGGAACTTGTTTGTTTATATACTCACGCAAACTATTTGTATTTGATATATTATTTATATAATTTTTAAGTAAAGTTTGTTGAGACTCGTCAAGTGAACTATATTTTTTATTAAAATTATCTACGAGTAATTTGTATGCAATTAATCGCAAATCTTCATTTTGCTTTTCATAATCATTAACATCAACTACTTCATTTTTTTCAGAAGTGCGGGAGCACAAACTTTTTAAGATGGTGTTTTTTGATTCATAAATTTCTTTCGGATCACAATAAACTAATGGATTGTGACTCTCAAATAACTTGTAAATACTTGCATATGTTTTATAGTTTCTTATCTTTGATCTAAATAAATCATTAATTGGATAAGACTCTTTAATATCTTTTACCAAATTATAACGAGCATCTATTAATTCTTTTTGAGTTAATTTTTTATGATTTTCAACAACCACCGACAACAAAGACTCTGCCTTTGAAGAATCACCGGTTGTTTCTTCTATCAATAGTTGATATAATCTTTGCTCTTTTCCCAATGCAGTATTCTCTGCGAAATGCTTTTTTAGTAACTTATTTGCATCTGATGCTGTATTGCCATCCAATACATCAGCCGTTATTTGTCTGACCAAAAGTTCGAACAAAATGCCTGTGTTTTTGTATTTACTATGTTTTAGTTTTTTCACATCGATGTAGTGTCTTAATATATATATGACTATAAATATAAATATAAAATAGATTTTACCTAATTATTTTTCAATTAAATTATCTTCACCTAAAAAATTGCTATTATCATCTTTTGATTTTTCTTCACTTTCTGTTAATAACTTTGCAATTTTTGTTTCACTTTTTTTAGAAGTTTTCAAGAAAGAATCTAACTTTTGCAAATCTGCTTCAAGTTTTAGAGGACTATCACCCCAATCTCGTCCAGAATTCCGTCTTTCATCCGCACCGAGTCTATCACGGCCCATTGGTTTATCATCCGGATGATCGTATTTTTTTCCGTCATTCTTTCTTTTGTTTTCGTCTTTTTCACGTTGATGTATTTTTTCTTGCTTTTCTTCGTCACTAAGTTTACCAAAACCCCACCCATCATCTTCTGTATCTGTCTGATTTTGAGTTGGGTCAGCCGGGTCATTTCCTTCATTTTGAATACTTTCAAGTCGGAAAAATTCCTTTGCATCGTCCACAAAGTTACTTCTAATTTCATTAACCTCGTCTTCTGCAAGACCAAATATTTTATCATAGACCCAATCTTTTGAAAACATTTTTGCATCAACCATATCACGTGCAGTAGATAATTTCTCTGACAATATTCTTACACGTTCTTCTTCAAAAATTGTAGAAGGGTTGGTCAATTTTAAATTAAAATCAACTAATTTGGCATCTGTGTAACCCTGTGAATAAAGATGAACTATTGCAATCTTTGTCAACTCACTTATCGTGATTCTCTGTAATCTCTCAATTGTTCTTGCAAATCTAATGTCTTCGGCAGCCAATGTTGCTTTACCAGTTATACCTTCTTCGTATCCTAAAAATGCTTTTGGTATTTTAAGTGCAGCCATCATCTTATTTTTAACATACTCAATATCTTCCGTTCCATCGTAGGTCATTGCACCTAAATTTTCAATACGAGTTCCACTATCACCACCACGAACAGGCATAAAGAAGTCCTCAGTCATGTTTTGCAAATTAAACTTTAGATTATAATCTCCTGTCTTTTCGTCAACAAACGGAACTTTTTTCATTTTATTAATAACCTTTTGCATAAAGTTATCAACTTCGTTTGGTGGAATATTACCGATATCAATATAAAACATTCTTTTTTCAGGTGCTCTCATTATTCTATGAATAAGCATAGCATCTTCCATGAGTTGAAGTTGCTTCCATGTTCGTCTAGCAGCCTCAACCATACTTTTTCCATAAGGAAGATAATTTGTATCTCCGAGCAATCTAAAGTGTGCTATTTCATAGTTTTCGTAATTTGCACGATACTGACCTTCTTGTTTAAACATTACTAATTGTGGATTATCAGGATCCATATCCTCAATTCGTGTCATTTCATATGTTGAAACAGGTTTGACATTTAACACACCATACTCAGGTTCAATTTCAAGATGAAGATAAAAATCACCATACTTGCACATATTACGAATCCAACCCCATAAATTAAACTCTACATTTAATATATCGTAAAATAAATTTTCAAGAATACCTTTAACATTTGAATCATTACTTGATATTTTTAGTATTTCACCAAACTCACTGCGTGTAGTAGATTCGTCTGCATAAATATCCAATGCACTTGAAATAATTGGATCGGTGTCCATTACTTCATAATCACTAAACAATTCAAGTCGTGCAGTCTGAAATCCTATATTATTGAATCCGTTTGCATAATCACTATACAAAGTATGCATACGATCATATTTGTCTCTTGTTTTTTTTGAATACTGTAAATTATCGGTGTCTGCTACTTTTAGTTTTTTTCCACCGACATTTCGTACAATAACTCCACTTGAAAAAAGTCGTTTTAATGCTCCAAATAATTTGTTCTGTTTAGGGTCTGCCATTGTGTAACCTTATAAATGATAAATTCTATTAAATATATACATATATGTCAATCTAATATATATTACTTTAAATCACTAGCCGCACCAATGATGTCACCTCCATCAAATCCTTGAAACGGACCCAAAGGATTTCGTTCTCGTTTTAAAGTATCAATATTCTTCTCACCAGAATACAATACATATTCTACTGTGTCATCTACAATTAATATCAAAACACTTATCTTCCAACCAGTTGTATGTACATTTTTTCTAAAGTTTAGTATATCTAAAATGACACTTCCTTCTCGTTTATTTTTAATCCTTTCTAAATTAATTTCGTATGCAAGTCCATCTTCACGTGCAGCCAGCATTTTAAGAACACCCGCAGGTAACTCAATCTTATTAAATAACGTATATCTCGACGGACTATCTAATTTAAATTTACTCATGACATCGAGATAAGTAAGTCGTTTTACATTTGGAATATTTTCCAAGTCTAGTCCCATTTTAACTAAGTCAGAATACTTTGTTTCACCTAGAACTATTTTTTCAACTACACCTTCAACTTGAGTGTATGTCTCAAACGATGATTCAGTATATACCCCCTGTGTTGGTAATAAAGATTGAGTTGCACAACCTCCTGTAAAAAATAATAAGCATATTGTTATGAGTATATTTTGCGTTATCTTCATTTGTTTTCTCCGTTTTGTTATTTAAGTAGCCAATCTAAACTTTCACTTCCTCCGTGGGGATTTTTCATTTCATATGGATTGGTCTTTAAACCAGAATTTAAAAATGCTTGTCCTGCATCCATATTTGTCGTACTGCCCATATAGTCAAATAAACTTTTTTGAGTTTCAATATTCTCTGATCTAAATCTTAGAGCAGTATCACGAACCCACAGAGCAATACACAAACTTATTACCAAATCGTCATTATATCCTTGCATTGCCTCTGCACGTTGACCATTCCAAACAAATGTGAATAATTCTTCAATAGTTCTTTCTGATACAAGTTCAAGTTCTTTTTCACGGACATATGTTTCCATTTTACTAATGATAAGTGGACGTGTTTTCATCGATGTAGTGAAACCAGGAACCTGCTTCTTTTCCATTCTGTTCAATTTGTTTGTATGTTGAGTAAATTCGTCTATATATTGGTAATCTCTTTGTGTGTAATAAAGATTATTATATCCTTTATCTATTATTTGTTGCAACACAGCCCACCCAATATTTGCATTTTCTACCACCAACAATGCTCCATTAAATTCACTTGCTACTGCAACAAGTAAATTGCCGAAATCTTTTGTTTCTATTTCTCCTTTAAATTCAGCCACCTGTCTTACGTTTTCTACATCAAATACATGAAATGCACTTTTATCCTTTCCGTCTCCTCTTGCAACATCAGCAGCCACAACATAATCTTTGTTATGATTTGGATATTCCCATATCCAATATTCTTTGTTTGCACCTCGTTTTTCAACAGGTTCCTTCATCATTGTGGATTTGTACCATTCAATTAAACTAGCATCCACAACCGAACGACCACTACTGATAAAGTCACAATCACACTCTTGGGCTGCGTCTTTTTCACCAAGAACTTTGGTTTGTAGGTCTCTCCACTTTTGATCACGATCAGGATGCAATGACCAATGCAAATTAATTGGATTAAAGTCATTTGATCCATCCATAGTACCAACCCAAGTTTTGTGGAAAAAGTTACCGATACCATTCGGAGTTGATAACAGAATAGAACGACCACCAGTTGTAATTGTAGATTGTGACGCAGTCCATATATCTTCCATGTTTGTAATAAACGCACACTCGTCCACGATAAGTAAACTCAATGATGACGAACGAGAAGCATCTACACTACTTGAGGCTGCACGAATATTACTTCCGTTTTTAAAACGCATACTAAGTTTGTTTTTTTCTGTACACTCACTTCGCAACCAACTCGGTAGATGTTCAGACATATGAGTTACTTTTGTAACAATGTTTTTTGCAGTTTCTTGATTGATAGCAATACAAAGAATACTTTTATCTGTAAAAAAGGTCATCAACCACAATGCGTATCCTGATACAAGGGTGGATATTCCCATTTGTCTTGCTTTTAAAACAATATTAAATTGTTCGTCACGAAAACTTTCAAGAGTTTTTGCCTGAAAGTCATACAGTGCAAATGGAATCGTACCCAAAGTTGGGTGCTGAATCTTGCAGTATTTTTTCATGAAGTATGACGGTGATTTTAAACACTCCGTATACTCCTGTTTTATTATTTCCCTTAATGGAACTTTTTGATTACCTGCCATTAAGAATAAATATATATGTATTTAATTTTCTATAATATAAAAAAGTTTCAAGGATACCTTGAAACTTTTAAAAAGTCATATCCACATATTCTTCTAAATTCTCTTCAACTTCTTTTAAACGATTTTCAAGTTCTTCTAAATCTTTTTCCAAATCACCCATAACTTGCTGTTTATTTGGAAGATTCCACTGCTCAAGTGAACCATCTTCATTTAAAAACTCGGGATCGTTTGTAATATGCTCTTTTGATTCCACCAATTTTGTTTTGGTGTCTAACAGAAAACTAAGTTCATTTTCAAGCATAGTCTTTTTTTCATATGCTTCGTACTTACCTTCATCCTTTAGTTTTTGTTCGTATTCTTGAACACAATCAAAACACATACCTTTCATAGCAAGCATTCTTTTGTCTAGGTTTTTAGTTGGATCAACCGTACACATTTTCTTAGGACAATTCGGTGCTTCTCTTAAAGACTTTCGGACCTTATCCATTAAAGTTTCTGTTCTAACCTTTGAATTAGAACCAACTTGTTTCCATTCTTTTCCAGCTTTATCTGTCCAAACTTCACCTGGTTGTCGGATTACAAGTTCCTCAACCTCTCCCTCGTATCCATGTACTTTGGGAAGTTCTTCACCTTTAAACAATTTACGTGATCTTTTTATCACATACTTCAAGTCATCTTTATCCATTTTTGCCATAACCTATTATTATTCCATATTTTTTATTTTTTGTCAAATACTATGATAGTATTTCTAATTTTCTAATACACTCATTCAAAAAAACATTTATTAAAAAGTTCTCGTATTGAGTTCTATATTTCTTACGTTGAGTATCTGTTAAGTCGTATTGCATAAAGTATAATTTTTCACAACACTCATTTTCTTTTCTAAATCTGTCGTGTATTCCTTGTATTATTTTTTTTAAAGGAGCATGATCCTCTCCATACCCATATAAAAAGACAATAGATAAACACAAGTTTTTCTCTTCTTCTTTTATACTATCAACAAATTCTTTATCAAGATATGTAATTTGTTGGGGTAATATTGCACGGTGCGAAGTTTTAAATCGTTTTGCAACTTCGTTTATATATTTTTCTAATTCGTTTGCCTTTAGATAAATGTTTCCATTTAACTTAATCATATTTACCTCGTTTAAAGTCTTTTCTGTCATATGCCTTTTTGTTTTTCATAGGAATACTTTTTGGCATAGTTGTTTTACGAACTTTTTTATATGCGTCCATCTTGGTTAATAACTTTTGCTTTTTTGACTCGGACAACTTTTGTATTTTGTGAACAAGCATTTTAATATATTCTTTTTTGCTACCACGACCTTTAAAATATGGACTTTTATCACTTAGCATTTTAGCAACATCGAGTATTGCTTTTAAATCTTTTAAATTTTCTTGGTTTTCTTTACTTTCATTCGTTGGAACTTTTTCAGGTAAATCATCGTGATCAGTTTTTGCCATTTTCTTTGTATCCTTTTTTGTCATTCCGTTTGCTATTTTTTTAATCTTAGAATATAAACCACCATCCACATCAGACTTTTTTAACTCACCTTTGTTATATGCGTGAACCATTCCAAATAATCTTTGTTGAGATTTTGACACAGATTTTTCATTTATTGGTCCGTCTATTTTTGTAAACTCTACATAGAACCTACCAGTTTCAAATGACTCAAATGGTTTTCCTCCAACTTTCTTACAATGTTTTTTTGCGTCTTCTCTTGTTTTAAAGATATATGGTTTTAGTTTCCCATCTTCATAATGTGCAGATACTTCTGGATGTGATCCATTTACTTTTAAAGTCAAAACTCCGTGTTTATTTTCCTGCACCGTATTTGTATTTGCTCTAACTCGTTTGAGTCGTTCTTTTTCTTTTGCTTTTATTTTTGGTAACATCTTTCTGGCGACCTTTGCGATTATTGCTGGTTTTAGTTTATTATCAATTGTCTGTTTTTGAGTAATACTTAAATCTGAATACGACTTCCCTCCTGTAATTTTTTTTACAAGAACATTCTTGGCAGCCTTTTGTGCAGATGCTTTTAACTTTTCAGGTGTTTTCATTCGTTTTGCCAATAACTTTTTTTTAAGTAAACGTTTTTTAGCAGTTCGTTTGGCTGCTCTTGATAGTTTTCTTCTGGCTGCAATTGAAAGTTTTTTCTCTTCCATGATTAAAATCTCATTATACCCATAATTTGATTTATAGGAGCAAATGTACCTGTAAGTTTATATGTTCCACCTTTATATTGAAATACAACACCTTCTGTTGGTGCGATTGCGTTGCTTCCACCAATAGAATTAAGACGATTGAGATTTTTATTTAACTTCTCCATGTCTTTCTTAAACTTATCAGGTGATTCAACAGAACCAATCTTTTTTGATTCTAATGTTTTAACATGAACATCTAGTGCTTTTGCAATATCATCACTTCCACCGGCCGCAACAAATCCTTTTACATTCTTTAATACTTCCGCACCCAATTTCAAAAAGATGAATTGAAATGGCCACATATTTTCTTCAAATTGTTTTGTAATATCTTCTTTTTCAAACTTAGTGACCCACGCAAGTAACTTTGGGTGATCAGATAAGTCTTTTTTAATTGTAGTAATTTTGTTAGACTTATCATTATATGCCCAACGACCAATAAGTGCTTCGTATACGTTTGATGGAAATATCTCTTTAGTTTTTGTTTGTTGTTTGTTCAGTAAATCTCTCCACCAAGAATCATGATACTTCATTACTTTGTCGTTGTCTTTTAATCTAAATTTATTTTTCAGTTTATCTATTTTAGCAGAATACTTTGCATAAGAATCTCCAAATGTTTTGCTTTTAGGAAGTTCCACCACAATCGGTGCATTCAATGAATAACGACTTTGAACATCTGCATTTATTTGTTTCAACATACCTTTAAGCATTCTTGCAGAATCTTTAAGTTCACCTGTTATATCATTTCCTTCGGAATCTACACTAACTGGTTTTCCTGCGGAATCATATGCCTGTGTTCCGTGGAATACCAACATATCTGCATTTTGAGGAATAACATTTTGTGTAGCAGGTGTCATTACCTCTATATTCATAAAACGTTCACCTTCACGAAATACTTTATTCTTCTGAGCATCCGTAAGACCAGATATAGCAGTTTCCAAATCTTCAACTGCACTTACAAATGCATCACGTATATTCTCAGGACGATCAGCAAATATACTTGAAAATTCTTTTACATTGGGTGCGGCTGCTCCTGCATTTTTTAAATGACCTTGATTTCTTGCAGCCACTAACTCACCATCTTTCCAAGAAAACATTAAATTTTGTCCATCAAGTTTTTCAGTAACTTCTTTTTCAACATTTAGTTCTCCGGCGAGTGATCTACGAATCATTTCCTTTAAATCACCAAACGTTAAATCACGATCATCAAACGGATGGCTCATATGTCCCGCTGCACCTCCTTCCGTCAGAAGTTGATTTTCTTTGATTACTTGACCTTCAACACCCTTTTCTATTTTATCTTCTTTTTCATCAACATCAACATCCAGTGTATTTCCGTCTACATTTTCTTCTCCGGACCTATCTACTTTTCGTATAGATGCGTCTGAACCTATAAAGTCTACTAATTTATATCCAGAAGTTTGAGCAACAGAATCTATTACCTCAACCCATTGTTCGTGTGCTGATTTTGATTTTTCTATTGAAATTTGATTATTTGCAGTTATTTCGTCTGTTACACCTGCAGGATAAAAAGATACTGCCGGTACGGGTCCTGCGTATTCTTTCCACATTCTATAATCTGCATTTCTACCTACTCCGTTTTTACCCACTACATAATCTAAAAGATCATACCCAAGTTGCTGAACTCTTTCCGCACTTTCAGTTTCGTAAACTTTGTTTGGGAAAAAAGAACCCGGACCGTCATCAACCAACAGAATACCCGATGCGGCTATTGTGCTTACTTCATTCAATATAGTTGAAATTGATTTTGTAAAGTTTGGATAGTTCTGCAAAAAACTTTCAAATAACTCTTCATTTTCAAACAATGTGCTGAATTTCTTTGTAAGGTACTTGAATATTTTTTCATCATACCAACCAAACAATTCTTCAAATGCTTGAATTTTTGTCATTTTGTCGTGTTCAGGACTTCCTAATAAATCACGAATACGAGTACCACTAACTTCTTTTCCTAAAACCTTAATGCTTACGTGTGGTGCTACAATAAAATATCCATGTTCACCGTATGGTTTCAAATCATTTTTATTTTTTTCATATGATTGATAATACGCAGGAGAACCATCTGCTTTGGTTGTTTTTAATCTACCCGCATCTTTTTCTCCGAAAATATAAACGACTGCCGTTGTATTTGGATCATACTTCTTTAAAATTTCTTCACATACATATGGATTTTTTACTTTTGTAACATTCCGGACTCCATGCTTTGTCCATACCATTTTCTTTTCCTTGAAATTCAATGGACTTTTTGTGGCATCCGTTTTGTCACTAGTTGCTACATATGCTTTATCAAACTTACCATCCAACCATTTGTATGTTTTATAGTGATGCACTCCTGCTGGTTGAAATCTACCAGGATATATTCCAATAACTTTTCGTATTGAATTTTCTTGCAATACATCTTTCACAACATACTCAGTTAAATTTTGAGTAAGCAATTCTCTTAGTTCAGTTTTCACTTTTTTAATATTTCAGAAAGAATTGTACGAATTTGTTTTCTAATTTTTTGCTCATACACTCGTTTTTCAACAAACTTCTTAAATTCAATTTTAGACATAGGAGAAAGTTCATCTGCCATTTCATCAAATCCTTTTCTTTTAAGAAATGCTATAACTTTGTCTTTTGCTTTTAATATACTGGAATGCATATCCGACATAAAATCAATTGCTTGTTTATATTCTTTACTTGTTATTTTAATTTCATTCATAGTTTTGCCCTCGTACATCGACATATAAAAATCTTCATCCTGTGCAGCTGCCTGAAAATCACGGTATGCTTGCTCTGCTTCTTTTCCGACTAAAATCACTTTTCCTTTTGGATAATAAAGTATTTCATCACCTTTCTTAAACTTAATGCCACCCTTGCGAAGTCTTCGTTGTACAGGTAGTCTTTGTTCACCCGAAACTCCATCATATTTTGACTTCATCCAAAACGGATCATCTTTGTATCGTTTGTATTCTTTTATGCTCATAATCAGTCCTCAAAATATTCAATAATTTTTCCTGTTTTAATGTGTTGTTTGCAGGCCTTTTTTTTCTCACGATGCAAATGAGGTGCTTTATCAAGGTACTCAGGTGTGCAATGAAATATATATCCATCAACGATTGGACCAAGATCAGTTTCACCCTCACTATAAATTCCAATGAACTTAAAATCATCTTTTTCATTTTTTAAAAGTTTCATTGCCAATTGTTTTGCCCACTTTTCATTTCCACTTTTTGATGAAGAAAAACTATAATGTGCATGATTTGGAGCCATTTCAAGTCTCCATGTCTCACCCAACTTATCTTCAAGTATCAATTCATCAAGTATTTTGTCAAACATCATTTTTCTCCTCTGAACTTTAATGTTCTAATTTGATGGAAGTATTTATTAAGTTGGTTTCTATCCAACTCTAAACTTTCAACCAGTCTTGATATAATTGCAAGATTCCGTCTTTCGTTTAATTTAAATTTTTTAATTACAAATATAGAACGAGATAAATGTCTTTCCAAATCCATAGGTAGAACTACATCTCCCATTGAAACCATATCCAGTTCTTCGTTCATACGATTTCTTTTATCACCACTCTTACTCACCCTATCATGTGCCATCATCATTTTAATCCACTTTTTTCCAAGTGGATTACGAATTGGTTTGGATATAAATCTTGCAACTTCTTTCATAAGTCGTGGAACTAAATCTAATCTACCAGGTTTTGTTTTACTGCGAGTATCTTCTGAATTATCTACTATAACAAAATTTGCTTTAAACAAACCTTGAAACTTACCAAGATTTTTTTGAACATCTGTCCAAATATCTTTTACTATTTTTCGTGGAAGTTTTCTTTTACGCATTGCGTTTCTTTGTTGTGCCACATCTAATGTTGTGTTTACAAACACCATATAACAATCGTATCCTAGTTTTTCAAGTTCTTTTTTTTGCTTTGATATTTTAGCATAATCATCACCAGTTCCATCAACGATAACACCCAAACGACCATCTTTAAATAACTCAAATTGTTTAAGCATTATTTTCTTTGCACGGGAACGAACACTATTTGGATCATTGCTTGTTACTTTGCTAAAGGTTTTGTCGTCCATTTTAGCAAGATTTAAATCGTATCCTGCTTTTTTTAGTAATATCTCAAATGCAGGATCACTATTAACAATCTTTAATCCACTTGGTGATAAGTTTCTTGCATCCGGTGGAAAATTGAATAATGTATCAACAGTAGCAGATTTACCAGAACCAGGACCACCTGCTAGAAATACTGCTTTTAAAATGCCAGGGTCATATACACCCTCTACAAGTGTAAAGTATCCTTTACGCAATCCTGCTTTAATCAGGGTTTCTTGGACTTTTTGATTTTCTTCAGAATTTTCCATAAATACATTTTAGGTACATAATAAATATATATCTAAATATGTTTTATGCTCCGTAATTTATCTTACTAAATGAACCTTCTTTTTGAATTTCTACAATTTCGTCTACCATATCTCTCATAACATCCAAATGACTTATAACAAGTATGAACTCAAACTGACCTTTTAGATATGTAAATAGATTAAATACACTGCTGATATTGTCTCCGTCTAATGAACCCCACCCTTCATCAATAACAAGGAAATTAGAACGAGGAAGACTACTTACATTGATAAGTGCTACACGCATAGCAATACTGCTTATGAATCGTTCCATGCCACTGCACATTTCTAATGGCCAATGACGATCCTCGTAAGTAATCTTTGAGTAAATATGTTTTCCGTCCATTTCGAGATTCATACCGAAATCAACGATTTGAGAAAGTATATTATTTACTTCACTTTCAATACTTGGAATAGTTTTAGAAATAAGTTCATATGATATACCATCTCGTTTTACAGCATCAAGATAAAGTTCATATCCTCGTTTTTTTCTTTCGTAGCTTTTTGCTTCTTCTATTGATGCAAGAATATCTTCGTGTTCTTTTTCAACAATTTTTACCTCACCAAAAAGAGTTTGAAGTTTTTCACTTTCATCATTTGCTATTTTGTTTACAGACAATAACTTATCTTGAAGAGCATCTACCTCGACTTGTAGTTTTTTATTAAATTCAATTATGTCTTTACACTCATGGTATGAATCAATGTTCTTGTTATTAATTACTATATCCTTTTCAAGTGACTCTATCATACTAGATAAAGCAAGAACTTTTGAATCTGCTTCGTTGATTTCAAATGAAGTTTGTGTGAAAGTGTTGTTCAAATCTTTTAATTCTTCATATTCATCTTCTACATTCTCAAATTCACTTAATTGTTCTGTATATACTGCTTTTTGTTTTACAAGTTCGTCTGCGGCTGCTTTATCTTTGTCAAGTTCTTGTTTGGTTTGCTCTGCACTTTCAATTAAGTTTTTAGAGTTGTTTACACAATATGAACATTTCGGATCATATTCGTGATCATCATAATGTTTTAATTTATCAAGTTTTGCATTAACCGAAGTTCTCAAAACTGCTAAGTCTTTATCAACAATTACAACCTCTTCTCTTATTTTAAGAACCTTTACATAATTTTCTTCTACATCAGATAACTCAGAAATTCTTTTTGATAAGTCTCCTCGTTTATTTACAAGTTCTTTTTTTCGTGCAGATTCTACATCTCTTTGTTCTTCTGCAACCACAAGTCTATCTTCTAAGTTCTTTTTATTAAATTCCAAATTATCTATGTCGGAACTATCTTCATCAAACGAACAATTTTTAAATTTAGAACTTTTATCTGAGAGAATTTTGTTAATGCGTTTTTGCTCTAGTAGTGCAACATTAGTTTTACTTTCCTGCTCTGAATATTGTTCTGATATACTGCTTAGTTTTTCTGTTACCTCTACCAATGTTTCATCAAAATTTTCACGATTAAATCTTTTTAATAATGCATTTATTTCTTTTATATCTTCAGATGCAGTAGAGTGCAATTGATCAAATATATCAATTCCCATAAATTGAGCAAGCAAGTCTTTTCTTTCACTCTGACTTTTATCTATGAAAATCGCATTGTTATTTTGTAAACTCAAAGTAGTTAATACAAAGTCATCATAAGAACCTACATGATCACGAATAAGTGCGTTTGTTCCTGCTCTTTGTTCACCGTTTAATGAAATGGTCTGACCATCTTCGTCTAGTTTCCAAAAATCTACAACAACGGTAACATCTCCATTCTTTTTTGTGGATGCAGTTCTTTCAATATAATAATTTATATTGGATATTTCAAAATTAAGTTTACAATAAAAATTATCCGTTTGTGTATTCAATACGTGTGAGGCCTTGAACGCACGGTCACACTTATCAAATAAACAAAAACTCAATGCACTCATTACACTACTTTTACCACTTGCATTAGAAGCAAACAACCCCATAACACTTTTCATATTAGAAAAGTCAATTACATTTCCATCGCCGTAACTAAACATATTTCCAAACTCAAACTTCTTTGGTTTCCAAATACAGTTTTTAAGTATCTCTTTAATTACCAACTTTTCATTTACTTCTTTATTAATGTCAAGAGCAGTTTTTATTTGCTCTTCATCAACCACAAAATTACGAGTTAGATAATCTTCAATTAAATCATTTTGAATCTGTGCAAGAGATATGTCACCGAAATCAAATTTGTTGTCACGATCAAATTTTTTTGCTTCGGAAATTGCATCACATCGTGTAACATTTAAATCCGTTATACTAGTTTGCTTTCGTATTTCTGCAATAATCTCCTTTGTCTCAGTTGCGGTTGTATTGTACACCTTGACACGCAATCTTGCTTTATTTGGTAGTTTAGATAAATCACTAACACACTTTCCATCACGAACCGTAACCGTATAATAACCATATTCATTATGTACATCATATTGTTGGTGTGTTCTATTTTTCAAATCCCATAAAACATAACCATGGCCAGAAGGCAACTCCCCGTGGTTTTGTTGTATCATACTACCCGAATAAACCACAACCGGTTTTTCGGGATTATGTCTTGTTACTTTTATGTATGTTTCTTTATCTTCCATTCGTTACAATTTCTAAAATTTCTTCCCCTACCTCGTAATCAGTAAGATATGGACTAAGATGCACATGACCATTATTTGGAAAATACACATGAGGTCCTAAAAACGGAGTTCTTTTTTCTAAATTAGAAAAATCTCTTCCTTGCTTTAACCAGTTAATTCCTTTGGGACCGAACAACTGATGAATGTAATCAGTTGTAATAATAGTTTTTGTTCCAATTGCCGATGACATATTTGTAATACACCCTTCAGCACCAATTACATAGTCGCAATTTTTAATTAAACTTGCAGTAAAAGAAAATTTGTTTGTAGAGTTTATTTCGGGATAGTGCTTGGAAATTTTTTCCTCTATACCAAGTGCAAGCAACAAAACATCTGAGTTAACCTCTAGTGGATTTATTATATCATAAATATTTCGTTTGCCACTTCCGTATCCTGATCCATCTTCTGCACCTTCTGCTTTTTCATATTCATCTTCTGTAAACAAATAACTTTTTCGTTCCCAATCTACTTGATATCCTACCAAAATTACACCATCTTCTAATTCATTTATGTTTTTTAATTCTTGAATACTTTTCTTTATAGAATAATCAAGGTGAGGGTTTGTATAAATTTCAAAGGTATCGTCGAAGTTTTTAATATTGCACAACCTTTGAAGTTGAGAAACGGCCGATATATATGGATCAATTACAAAATCTGTATCAATTAGATTGTAAACTACATCATATTGAATATCCGCAGATTCTTTATAAAACACCCCATCGATATATGGATTGTTCATCATCAACTCAATTGGTTGTAAAAAAGAAATGTCATAATGAACTACGCAGTTTGGGTTTTCTTCTTTCAGTTTTTTTGCAACACTACTTGCAAACAAAGTATCACCGATTTGTATGTTTCTACATCTTATGAGTATATTAGTCATCACTAACGCACCATCCTTCTAATTTATATTCATCTATCTTACTCTCAGGAATAAATCTATGCTCAGTTTGATACTCCTGCAAAACTTGATACTTGTGTATATCCCCAAGCATAACAATATCATATCCATTAAACATAGGTAGATTAATATCACCACCCATAACTACATATCCTATATCGGTTCTACTTCTTTTTACCGCACCGTGGTATACCGCAATCTTGGTTTTAATAGAATCATCTTTTATGTCAGAACCTTTGATATATTCACCTGGTTCTTCAAATATCCCAAAAACTCCAATAGCAACATCACCTAATTTATATACACCAGTATCTTTTAAATAAAACAAATTGTCATCGTCCATCATATCAAGTATAGGTGATAGTACGTCAAGACGATCAGGATTATTCAAATTACAATCATGATTTCCTGCAATTACAATCGTTGGATGAAGTTTAGAACACTCTCTTAAAAATGAAGATATTTGGTGAATCAACTCTGGACTCATTTCTGTTTTGGCATGAGCAATATCCCCACCAATAAAAATTATCGCATTATCAAGATTATCTTCTTTTACTTGTTTGTAAAAGTTTTCAAATACCAATGAATATTCATTGTGTCTTTTTACGTTTCTTATATGAATGTCTGCGAGATGATATACTTTTTCAACATTCTTTAAATTTGTTTTTAGTTCATGCATAACTTTTGCTTCATCAATTCACTAAAATCAAGAAGTTCTGCATTTCTAATTTTATGAATTATTTTATTAAACCCAATGTCCGCCGCATCGTCATTTCCCATTTTTACCAATTTGACACGAACATTTTCGTTCATCAATGTTTCGGAAATTTGTAATGCGTTTTTGAATGCATCATTATCAAGAACGATACATACTTCAGAAACTCCATGCTCAACTAATTTTGTTTTTAGTTTACTTGGAATATTCTTCCCCAATAGTGGAATTGCATTTCTACGAATTGCCATAGCATCAAATACACCCTCACAAAAAATAAGTGGTTCAGAGAAATCAATTTGATTCTCAAACACCACAACATCTTTACTGACTGGTGGATTTTTGTATCGTAAATACGCAGTTCCTGTAAAATCTCTTGCTATAAAATAATTTAAATTATTGTCACAATCATATGATGGTACTATGATTCTATTGGCATAATCACCACTTTCACAATATCCAATATTATATCTTTCTATATCATAAGAAAATATGTTTCGTTGTCTTAGGTAATTAAACGCAACCTTTGATGCTCTTGTTTTTTTGGTGTCATACTGCAACGATGTAAATTCGTATGGAAGGTGAACTTTTATCTCTTCCTCTTCGGTTTGTTGTGTGTTTTTTGGTATCTTTACAATTCTAGATAATTCCGTAAGATATTGTGGAGCAACATTCATCTTTTTGAATAAACCATAGATTGATCTGCCTTTTGCATTTGTATCAATCCAACTTTGCCACCTTTGTGTAGATAAATTAATAGCAAGTTTGGGTTTTCTATGATGTGAAAATGGACACATAAACATAGCCTCGTCTTTAGAGACGATTTTTCCAGTTCCTAATACTTTTTGCAGAAGATTGAGAAGTTTTTGTTCAGAGATGCCCACTATTTTAAAGAATACCAATGATGCAGAGATGCGACCACGGCATCAAGCATATCGTAGTTTTTTTTATCATAATTATTCTTAGAATTATAGTGAATAAAGTCGGATAAATCAAGCATATTTTCAAGGTTGCACTTTACAAATGTTTTACTATCTAATCCTTTTTCTCTGCTTTTTCCAAATACTGCTTTACGCATCGTAGATACATTAATATGTTGTACTTCTAAATTATATAACTCTTCTACAACATAACTTATTATGGCATTACACTTTGCTAATTTTACAATAGTCTGTTGACTCGTTCTTCCACCACCAAATCCACTAAGTGAATCTTCTACAATAATAACAAAAGGTTGCAGTTGAATTTTTCTTAATTCTTCCGCAACCTTTTGTGCTTTGTTTCTTATGGAGATTTCTTTATGAACAGAAATGTATCCTGCTTGATTTATTTTCTGTTCAGAAGATGAATAACAATAACCTATTGTCGTTGAACTAATGTCTAGTCCAAGAGATACTTTTATATCTTGCATAAACTATGTTATGACAAAATATAAGAAAAATCAATATTATTTATCGTGAACTTGAACCACCAACGTTGGAACGACTTCTACCCGCAGTAGAACTTCCATTGTTATCACGTTGAGTTCCAGTAAATCCTTTGATGTAGTTTATATATGGATCATCTGCTGAGTTGATTTTACTATCACGATAAAAACTTCCGTCAGCTGCATCACCAGGATTACCATGACCATAGTCAGTTACCTTGTTACCTGCACTCTTTTTTGTAGTAAATCCTTTAATTTTTACGGACCCGGTTGCATTTGCGTTTGAAACTACACTTCCTGCTTCTCCGAATGGATTTGTTGCGACGCTACTTCCGTAACCAAAAAAGTTTGCTCCGTCTCCTTCAGGACCCTTTGTTTGGTCATCAATTCCAGGTGCTCCTTTTCCAGATGGACTTGGTGCGGATTGACGATACATTGTATCATAATTTTGAAGACGGTCTTCTAAACTAAGTTTGTTTGAAGCACGATCTGCTTGTGTTCTAAATTCTCTAAAACCGGTTGGTGGTGGTGTTGTAATCATAATTTAATCTCCAATTTAAGTTTGTATGTTAATAAATATTAAAAAAAAACTCTAAGAGTCGTATTTTATCAAAAAATTTATAGGATAGTTTGGAACTATCTTAATAGGTGAACCAAGTTTTGCAGTCATTACCAGATCAGGTCCGTCATATAAACCAATAGTAGTAGCAAATGGTGCAAGATAACTACCTGTTGTATCGTTTTTATCATTTTCATCATAATCTAAGAAATCCTGCATAATTCGTCTACCTCTATCTTTTCCTGTCTTTATATCCAAATACTGAATAATTTGGAAGGGTTTGTATCGTGTTATAGTATCATCAAGTGGATTTATTAAGCCGTCAACTAATGAATTTCCTTTACGACCTACAAAGTATCTAGCAAGAAGTTTTGCATCATTAGCAGTAACGGCACCGTCACCATCAATATCCAATCCGTCTGCACCCATATTAAAAATAGTATCTATTCGTTCAAGTATATTCAACTCTTCTTCTGGATTTAATACATTATCTTTTGTAATATTCATAAATGTATTCATTAAGATGACATCTTCCGACTCACTTAACAATACATCCTCGTTTGGCCACTTTTTATCTTGTTCAAGCACCAAGGAATCTCGTACTTCTTCGTCATCACTTGATTCTACAACTATTTTTCTAAATGTACCCATTATGTATCTATAAATGTAGGATACATCAAGTATCGTAAATTTCTTATCACCTGTAACGTCAAAAGGAATATCTGAATATGTTACGGAAGTTGGGTTTGTACTAATATTAAATTCATTTGGATTTACTTTACATAATATTTCATTCTCATAAATTGAATTTACTCCGTCAAATAAAATTTCAAAACCTCTGCGGCCACCCCGGGTAAGCATTTCTTTAAAATAATTTCCAAGTTCTGTTATCACTGCAATTCCATTTTTGTAGAAAATGTTTCCAACGTGTATTTTAACATTATCTCTTATTGTTCTGATATCGTAACTAATTATTTTTCCTTCTACGAATATATCTTGCTTTTCTAAATTACCCCAAACGATATCACCGGATGAAGTAAATACATGAGAACAACCATCAAATGAAACAATAGATTCTTCACCAAACCCTTCAATCGAGTCAATTGGCCAATCACCAACAATAGGTTCACCTACAAATATAAAATCAGAACTTAGTGCAACAGATGTACCGTAACTTCCCATCACTCCATTTTTTTGCTTTATTGTTTTTATGTTTTTTATTTTTTCAAGAGTGTTTTCACTTGTTATTTTGCAATAAGTTGCAGTTCCTTGAATACTATTTCTGTGGATATAGTATATAAATTCGACCTCCTCGTCTGGATCGAATTTATGACCCAATACTTTTAAATAGAAAGTTACATAGTCTCCATCATATTCAGTTTTATCACGATATATACCACGGGTAAATGTTCCGTGTTCTCCATCAACCAAACTTTCTTCTTCGGAAAGAAAAGATGCTTTTATTTCAAAATCATCAAGTGATTCCATTGATAATGCGTCAATTGAAGCAACATCTATTTTAAGTTTTAAATCTACAAAATCGTCACCAATAAATTCGTGCTCAAATTTAGTAAACATAGACTCACCTACAATAAAAGAAGTTTCTTCGTTGTTTTCAGCACCATGTGAAAAATCTGGTATGACAAAACTTTTTCCATTATCAATTATTGAAATTTTTGTTTGTTCAAGGCACGGTGATCCAATTAACAAATCTCTTCCTATCATAGAAAGACTACTTCCAAACGAACTTGAGTATCGTCTTTCATCATCGTCATCCTCATATATTTTTCTTATAAATTCAATTGAACTTTCCTCCATTGAGTAAAAATATACAGAACCTGCGTTAAAATCTTTTTTGAAAATACTATTGAAATCAGAATCCGAATAAATTCTATCTCTTGAGTCACCTATAAATAAATACCTACCGTTTGTCTCAAGTGTAATTCCAAATTCATGCTTCTTTGGTTCTTTATATGTAAACGGATATTTTACCTGTTCGTGTCTTTCTTGTGGAGTAATCGGAGTTGGGTTGATTGAAAAGTTAATGGCTGCTGGAGTATCAACTAAAAAATTTCCATCATATCTGCCTACATATAAAACATGGTCACCATATGGAAGATTCTCCAGTTTTAATTGTTCGGTCAATTCAGTCCGACCACCGTGAAAAATCTTACTGCTATATAAGTCTTCACCAGAACCAAATACTTCATTCAATCTCCATATAAATCCTGGTGATGTTTTTTTATCAATAGATTTGGTTTTTACATCAATTGTAATTGAATTTTTATTTATATTAAAGTTTATGTTGTCAAAAGAACTTGACATATTTACTTTATTTCGGTCATAGTTGTAGGTGCCTGTTCTTGTAATTTTTTGAGTATACACCCACTCATCACAAGAAGTTTCTTGTTTTGGTCTTTTTCTAAAAACATAAACTTCCTGATTATCTGTATTTGGTGTCGATGAAATAAGTGTGCTTCCGTACAATTTTACTTTTTGACCAAGCATATCGGTTCCGGGTTGTCGTATAATAGTTACGAGTTTCCACATAACATCACCCTCGCCGTAATGTGGTGTATATCTATCCTCGTCAAACTTATAAAATCTACTAGTAGGCATTCCTAAGTCATTTCCATAGTAACTCAGGGTTTCATCGTTGAATGTTGCAATTTCATAATCATCGCAGATGTCTTCACCTTTTTCTGAAAAATAAGTCATTGGTGTTTCGTGTGGAGATGCGGATTGTATTTTCCATCTATATATGGTTTCATTCAATTCTTTAAGTTTATCGCATACAGGGAAACCTAAGAAGTTATTTGATTTTTCATTAAAGCATAAATCATCGTGTGAGTCTGATATTCTATACCAAGGTGATGTTTTATCTCTAATAGACTTTTCAAAAATGTAAATCGCACCTTCGCAATGATACATACCAGGTGCTCCTATTGCCATATAGTTGCCACTTATTGAAATTGATGAACCAAACTCAGAACCCGGTGTACCTTCTAATATATTTACAAGTCCCCAGTGTTCAGTTCCTCCTTTGTTTATGTCGTAAATAAAGACATGACCCTGTCTTGCCTCGTTGCAGGCAGATGTAATATGTGAACGAGAACTCCCGATTGCACACGTACCATTTTTTAATTCAACCGCACCACCAAAATTATCATTTTGTGAATAATCGTCAGACGCAATTAAGTTTCCTAACTCCGTGACTAAAAAACCATTTGAGTTTTGTTTTGACTCATATAGCAAACCTTCTTGTGTAAACGGGCATTTAAATTTTCTTATTCTTCTAAATTGCTTTTTAGATTTATCATATTTAAACAACGAAGCACTACCTGTAAGAAAATCTGTTGGAGAATCTTGATCCATTGGACTACCAGATAACACATAGTCACTCTCGGCAACTATATTTTTTCCAAATGATAGTGTCTCAGAGTCAAACTTTGGTTTTAAGTTGGGAAATTCAATTTTATCTGAGTTTGCGTGTGAAATTTCAGTAATTTCATTAAACGAAGAATTACTTACAACTAAGTTAGTGCAACCATCATCTTCTATTTCAATTGTACCATACGGAGAACTGTAATCTTTAATTTTGAAATTATTTGGCTTAATTGTTTCACCAAATTGATTCTTTGTAAATTCTATTACAAGAACATTATCTGTCAATTTTCGTTTCTCGTATCTATCGGTATCGTCTCTCAATACATCTCCGTCATCTCCGTCTGTTTTGTAATGACCTGTTTGTGATCCAAATACCATTAATGGATTTTTAATATCCTCTTCATTGTCATAAATGCCATAACTATTGTAAAATAAATGTTTGACTGAATCGTAAACAGTTCTGTAATAAGACCCATCTGTGTTTTTTAATTCAATATCTGGATTGTGAAATTCGTGATCATCTGGATAAAATCTACCATCGGTTTTTTTTCCAAACTTTATTTTTACTTTTGCCTTATTGGATGCCTGTTCAAGTGCTATTGATTGTGTAGTATCAAGACTAATCGGTACTTGTGTTCCATCTGTTTTCGTTTGTTCTAAAACTAAATTAGATAAAGAGTCAATTGTAGAATACTTCCAAGACTTAGCCGACTTAAATTTTCTGACAGTTTTGTCAGACACACGTAGATTCTTTATCATAAAATATAAATATATTTTTCTTAGAAAATACTTAGAAATCTAATCTTACTTTTATTAAAGTTTCGGAATCAAATGTTTTTAATACAGGTACACTCATTTTTGCCACGGCAAGTAGTTCATTGTTATCATTATACAATCCTATTGTAGTAATATATGTTCTCGGATCGTTGACAAAATTATCATACCGCAATCTACCAGTATAATACTCAAGTGGCATACCAGTTGTTGACGCAAGTTCTCTTGCCTCTTTTGATTGAATTATATAACTTGGGTTGTTACTATAATTAAAATCAGTATTTCGCACTCGTATAAAATAGTGCTTGGATGGGACGAGTTCACTGCTTCTTGATTTAAAGTCACCTCCACTCTTTAGCATATAGAACAATTTTAAAAAGTTCTGATGGTTTCTCTCGATTCCCAGTTTTAAATCATCAGATACACTTGAATCAGTTGATGTTGGGTTTATGTTTCCTGACCATGAAATTGCTCTTCCAACATTATTTTCTTTTGAAGGAAAAATATTTGTTTTTGATGTTGAGTACCATTCATCGTACCATGTTTCTATTCTAGTACCAAATTCACACGCAAGTGCATATGGATTTAAAATAATCAATCCAAGATCAGGATACATTAATCCGAAACCCTCACCTGCTCCGTCACCAGTTCCTACGGCATATTTGTCTACCGTCTGTGGAGCACCATCTGCGAGTGTACCCTTAACTATGTTAAAAGATTTTTCTACTTTTTTCTCACCGGTTGTAGATAATATCTCGGTTTCAAAACGAGAATCGTCTCTAAATGTTTGGGTAAAAGTTTGTTCAATGAATGTTCTATTGTTATCAAGTGTATATTCAAACCTTGCATTTAGACTAAGAGTAAATTCAAGGTTTCCTTCATCTATTTTATCTTTAAGTGCAGATGATGCAAAGTTAATAACAAAAAAAGAATCTCTGTCCGCACCCGAAAGAGCAGAGTTGTCTGATGTGAATGTAAATGAATCGTCACCAGGTCCAAGTAAAATATTTCTATATTGATTATATATTGCCTGTGTAACAGATGCTGATCTATTACCTTGTCTGCTACCATGACCATGCTTGTGACCATAAGAAACAGAAAATTGTACTTGAGCATTTTCATTTTCTATATCACCAAGTTTGGTTTGCTCATCATAAACATTTGCGTAGTAATCACCAAAAGAAACATCAGTCCAATGTCCATGTTGATAATTTTGTGTTGCAACAATGTGTGGGGAATAACCTTGTAATAAAAAAGCACTCTCGTAAGAATCATATATTGTATCAGAAGAAAATGCTTCAAGTTCATCTGCATCTAAATTACTAAGTTCTGCGTCTGATATATTTGATGCAGAACCTGCACCAGTTAAAACATACTTCGCCATCTTGGTGGTAAGTTCATCTTGATCAATGTGCATTGACTTAAGTTGAAACCCCTCATTGAAAGTTCCAGAAGAAACTCTCAGTGATCGTCCAAAAACTTTATCCGATTCTTCTATTTGCTTATATATCATATCAGTAACTTGAACTTGTAGATGACGAATCGAGTCCAAGTGAATCTGACAATCCACTTTCTGCTAAATCATCTGTGAAAACTCGTACAGGTATCGTGACCGACCCGCCACTTTCGTTTCCTATTATTGTTAAGGTTGCAGTTCTGTCTTTGTCGATTGCAGAATTTGGTCTAAATGTAAATGTCAAACCGACTACTGTTTGTGCTTGGTCACTTGAAGTATCTCCGAGAAACAATGCAGAAGAGGCAGCTGCCGTTCCGTCTACACCAGAACCTGTTATAGAACCAACTCTTTTATCAGACAATACTGCCGTGTATCCAAGTGTAGTGTTATATACAGGATCTGTGGTTGGTGATATTGAAACAACTCCGTTGTAGTTTTTGTCAAGTGTGATACTCTGTTGACCAAGTTTTATCAATGGAATATACTGAGTACCTGCTGGTAAAGTTACCAATTTATATTTTAATGCCTGTGTTTCGTCTGAAAGTGGTTCGAATATTGGCATATTTCTAATAGCTGCATCATAATACTGAGAACCACCTGGATGGTTCGGATCATACAATTTGTAGTCAATTTCATCGTCAGCCAATGCAAAACTTGTAATATTTAATCCAGAGTCTGATGCTAATAACGCACGACCCCGTTTTGTGAGTGTTGCCTCAACTGTAATAGTTTCATTATTTAAATAACCCATAACAATATATATATTCTTTCTAATAAATATTTATATATTGGTTTTTTATTTACATTAAAGTCACAATTTACAATTTCTTTAGTTCTCCGGGAAATGTCATGAACTCATTATCTGCATAAACCCGAGTTTTATCATTAACCCCACCCTCAATTGCATATTTTTGTACCATTAGTTCTTCTTGCGTCTGTGAATCAATTGCTTCTTTCCTTGTCATACCACTTTCTATCTTTTTCCGTGTATTTTCGTCGTACAGTGTTGCGGCCTCTATATACTCATCAGATTGCATATAAAAAAAAGGTATATTATCAGCAGTTTGTTTTTTTGGTACAATTGGTGTCTCCACTATTGCTTTTTTTGGTTCAGTTCTGCTTGTATAATAAAGTGTAGCAAAATCTGATACTGCTTCTTGGTCAATATCTACATTTCCGTAATCAAGTGTAGTCGAAAAGCACATAATATTATCAGCATATCCATTAAATCTTCCAAGTTCAATTTTAGAAAACGAAACCTTATCTCTTACTATCCCCTCGTCAAATGAAGCACGATAAATATTATCAATAAACAATCTTGCTTTTCCCGAAGGATATATCATTATTACCAAATGAGTCCATTTTTGTTTTGGTAAACCGATACCAAATGTAAAGTCTTGTATTGACCACACA